CAAATCCCCGGTGAGCTGGCATGGCCGGAGCGCTTTGGCGCGCGCGAGGTCATCAAGCTCAAGAAGACCCTGGGCAAGACCATGTCTTCGGCGCAGCTCCAGCAGCGCCCGGTCCCGCGCGGCGGCAACATCATCAAGACCGAGTGCTGGAAACTTTGGGATAAGGATGCTTATCCAACCTTCAGTTACCTGCTGGCGACCCTCGACACCGCCTACACCGAGGACACTGCCAACGATCCGTCGGGGCTTATCATCTGGGGCCTGTGGCACGACGAGTATCAGAACCCGAAGATCATGCTGGTCGACGCCTGGACTGACTGGCTGGAGCTAAACGAGCTGGTGCGCACCGTGCTTCACACCTGCATCCGCGACAAGACCAATTATGGCGACCACCTGCAAGGCAAGCCGCGGTATCCGGTTGACTCCCTGGTGATCGAGGGCAAGGCCTCCGGCTTGTCGGTGCAGCAGGAGATCACCCGCCTGCTGTCGAGCGGAACCGGCCGCACCCTGTTTGTCGAGATGCTGCCGCAAAAATTATTAAGGGATGACAAATTGTCGCGGCTGGTTTCTGTCTCACATCTATTCGAGAACGAGATAATTTTTGCGCCGGACAAGCAGTTTGCGACCGCTGTCATCGATCAGGTCGGCAACTTCCCATTCGCCGGCCACGACGAGTACGTCGACTGCACCACCATGGCGCTGCGGTGGTTCCGTGATCACGGCTTTGCCCCGACCCGCGAGGAGCGCTTCGAGGAAGGTGAGGCCGAGAAGGCGTTTCGTCCCAAGGCACCGCCGCTCTATGGAGGGATTTAGTTTGACTTATTTTTCCGATGACATATATTCGCATAATCGTACCACACACTAAGGATAGAAGGATCGATTATGTTAGACAAAGTGAAAAAGACCGAAAATGCCGTTGTTGAAAAGAAATCCGGCGTCTTCCACATTCCGCCGCCCAACATGGGCATCGCCTCATTCCACCTGATCGGGACTTCTCCGCTGATGGTATCTGCCTTCACCCAGAAGGCGATCAACAAGATGAAGGAGGTCCACGAGGCCGGATCGCGTGCCAGGAGCAAGAAAACTCGTGAGGCTCGCAACTTCGAGGCCGATTACGAAGCCGCTTTCCACCGCAGCCACGAGGGTTGGGCAGGAATGCCGGCCGGTGCATTTCGTACCGCCATGGTCGACTCCTGTCGCCTTGTCGGCTTTGCCATGACCAAGGCCAAGCTGGCGATCTTCATCGAGCATGACGGCCTCGACACCGTCACTCAGGTTCCGCTGGTGAAGATCATCGGCAAGCCGGAGATGCGCATCAAGCCGGAGCGCAACGAGAATGGCTCGATGGACCTGCGCTCGCGGCCGGTGTGGGAAGCCTGGGAAGTCCGTCTGCGTCTGCGCTTTGACCTCGATATGTTCGGGCTCGAAGATGTCACCAACCTGCTGTCGCGCGCCGGCATGCAGGTCGGCATCGGCGAAGGTCGTCCCAACAGCCGCAATTCTACCGGCATCGGGTTTGGCCTGTGGGAGGTCGATATGTCCAACATAGGGATGGATACCAACATCCGCGGCTCAAAGAGGTTGCCGAAATGAGGGACACCACCGGCATGGACGAGAGAGTCAAGATCGAACTCGACGATCTTTATAAGATCGCCGAGAATGAAGGCCGCAATCTGCGGAGAGATGATGTGCTGAAGTTCGCAAAAGCAAATCATACATCCGCGATCTGGAAACTTTTCGATGAGCGCGAGCTGTGGGATGACGAGAAGGCTGCAAACATCGCTCGCCTCGAATATGCCGGCTCGATCATAATGTCGTACAAGGTCACAATCAGGGAGGATGGAGAGAACAAGCCGTTCCGGGCAACATTCAGCTTTACTCATGCCCCGGACAACGAAAGAGGATACGTGAGAACCGATACGATCCTCAAGGGAGAGGACCGCAAGCGCATGATCAGGACCCTGGTTGCGCGTGTCCGTAGCGAGATAGCGAACTATCCGCTGCGGGAATTAAAGCCGATCCTGGCTGCATGCGACGCTGTAGTCAGGAAATTAAAGTAAGTTGCGTTATGTCGTGTCCCGTCCCGTTGCGTCCGGTCAAGGCAGTCTGGTCAAGTCGCGTCAGGTTCCGTTACGTCGGGTCGAGTTGCGTCAGGGCAGTCATGTCGCGTTACGTCGCGCCAAGTTCTGTCCTGTCGGGTTTAGTCATGGCAGTCGAGTACTGTCTTGTCGGGTTCTGTTCAGTCTAGCCACGTTCCGTCGAGGCAGTCCTGTCCCGTCCCGTCGAGTCACGCAGTGTCGAGTTGAGTCGAGGCAGTCGCGTCAGGTCAAGGCAGTCATGTCCAGCCGCCTCAAGTAGGGTCGCGTCGAGCAATGTCCTGTCAGGTCATGTCGCGGCAGTCACGCCAAGATGCGTCAGGTCTAGTCGCGTCGCGTCGCGGCAGTCGTGTCAAGCCTAGTCGAGTTCTGTCCTGTCTGGTCAAGTCCCGGCAGTCATGTTGAGCCGCTTCAAGTCCCGCAGTGTCGAGTCGCGTCTTGGCAGTCAGGTCGGGTCGCGTCGGCTCAAGTCTCGTTCCGTCGCGTTGGGTCAGGTCGCGGCAGTCAAGTCGCCATGCGCTCTGATATGAAAACAGGTGGCCTGATCCGGAGCTTTCCTCGCCAGCGGAGAAATGAATCATGGGAAGATCAGGCTACAGCGACGATTATGACTTCCGGACGCTTAATCTTTGGCGCGGTACTGTTGAGCGCTCCATTCGCGGCAAACGCGGACAGGCCTTCCTCAAGGAGATGTTGGCGGTGCTCGACGCCATGCCGGAAAAGCGGCTGATTTCCAAAAGGTTGGAGGAGAACGGCGAAGTGTGCTCGCTCGGTGCCGTCGGCCGCTCCCGTGGTGTTTCCAACGATGTCATGCACGCCGTCAGTCCGGTGGATGATTTTGACGAGGCCGAGCATACCCACTCGATCGCAGGCCTGTTTTCAATCTCGCACGCGCTGGCTTGCGAGATCATGTACATTAACGACGAGGTCGAGTGGCGGCACGAGACGCCGGAACTGCGCTTCGCGCGGGTGCGGGCCTGGGTCGAAAGACAGATTCTCCCTTAGAAAATCTTGTGGTAGGCTGATCCCGATATCCATCGGGACCAGCCCGCCATGGCCAAAGACCCCAAGGTCATCCAGCTCGAAGACTTCCAGAAGCGCATGCGCCTTGCCCACGGCCGCCCCGAGCGGGTGACCGGCAAGAGCGGGCAGTACGGCCAGGATAGCTTCACCAAGGAGGACCCGGCCAATCAGGGCACCATGCGCTCTGACATGAACCACCCGGCCAACAAGCCATTCACCTCACCGTCGATTGTCGACCTTGGTGCCGGCACCTCGATGTCGCTCGATGACGATGGCAACGCCACCTCGTTCGAGCTGGGCGACGGCTCGGTCCTGATCGACCTCAACCCGTTCGGAGATATCGGAAATATCGACGAGGATGAGCAAGGGGAACGTGAGTTCGACGGCAACCTTTCGCTCGAAATGTCCGACATGGACCTCGCAGCGATCTCCTCGGAAATCATGGATGGGATCAGGCAGGATGAAGAATCCCGGAGGGACGTTCTCGAAACCCGTCAGAAGGGCATCAAGCTCCTCGGGCTCAAAATCGAAGAACCGCGCGGCGACACCGGGACGTCCAGTGCGCCGCTCGAAGGCATGTCGACCGTCCGTCACTCGCTCCTCCTCGAAGCCTGCACATCGTTCCAAGCCGGTGCAAGAGCTGAACTTCTCCCGTCCGAAGGCCCGGTTAAGGTCCGCGTTGATACGCCAATTGGCGCACCGCCATCCCCTCCTGGACAGCCTCCGCAAGGTCTCGGCTCGCAGCCGCTCGACGAACTCGCCGAAGGTCTCCAGATGGAGATGAATCACTACTTGACAACGACCGCGACGGAGTATGTACCTGACACCGACCGCATGCTGTTCACGGTTTCATTTTCCGGTGACGGATTCAAAAAGCTCTATCATGACCCCCTCAAGCAACGGCCAATGTCTCTTGCGGTCGATCCTGAAGACCTCATCGTATCGAACATGGCGACTGATATCGAAAGCTGTGGACGTGTCACCCACAGGATGCGGATGCGACGTTCAGTCCTGCGACGCATGCAGCTCGTGGGTGCCTACCGCGACATCAATCTTCAACAGGCCGCAGTCCCCGAAACCCCCGATGCGGTGAAGCAGGAGATCGCCGAAGTGGTTGGGGCCAAGCCCGAACCGATGCGGCCAAAGGACGTCGACTACACGCTCTATGAAAGTTATGTCGAGCTTGATCTTGACAGCTTTGCCCCGGAACAATTTAAGGGCAAGGCGTTGCCTTTGCCCTACCGTGTGACGATCGAGAAGGATTCAAAGCAGGTCCTGGAAATTTCGCGCAACTGGAAGGAAGACGATCCGCTATGTCAGGCACGCCAGACGTTCGTCCAGTATCCATTCATACCGGCACTTGGTTTCTACTCGCTCGGCTTCCTGCATCTGCTCGGCAATACGACACTTGCCCTGACTGCGGCAACCCGCGAGATGCTGGACGCCGGCATGTTTGCGAACTTCCCTGGCTTTGTGTACGCGAAGCAGGTCGGGCGGCAACTGACTAACCAGTTCCGATGCCCGCCGGGTGGCGGCATCTCGATCGACCTGCCCGCCGGTCAGAAGATCACCGACATGATCATGCCGCTGCCCTACAAGGAAGTGGGGCCGGCGTTTCCGGCGTTCCTGCAACACGTTGAGCAGAACGGCCGCCAGCTGGCGATGGTGTCCAACTCACCCGTGGCGGAAGGCAAGCAGGATGC